CAGATTTTGATGAAGTAGATACTTCAGCACTTACAAATGAACTTGTTAAGCAGATGGAAGAATTAAATAGATGTTTTGCAAGTCCAGTATTACAAGATTATTTAAGAGGTTTATAAAGGAGATAATAAAATGAAGAAACAAGAATTAATAAAAATAATTGAAGCAGTAGTTCATAAGGAAGTTAAAAAACAAATGAATGAGATATTTATTAAAGAAGAAAACTCATCTTCACTTACTGAATTAGTTTCAAAACCATTAACTGAAAAAGAGTTCAAAGAACCTATCAGAAAACAGTATAAAGCTAAACCTAAAAAAGAGGTTCACTATACATCAGATGAAACTTTAAATAAAGTGTTAAATGAAACCGTTGGTGGAGTTCCACAGGGTGATGGTGGAGGACCACAAGTTGGAGGATATGAAGATTATCCAACTTTAGGTGATGGAGTATTTGATTCGAGTAAGATAAATGATGTTTTGGTTGGTTCACCTGCAGGAGCACCAACTTCTGAAGCTACAAAACAGAAGAAACGAAATATAGGGGCGGTTCAAACTATTAAAAATGCAAGAGTGAATGTTGACCAAGTTCCAGACCATGTACAAGATGCATTAACAAGAGATTATTCAGAAGTTATGAAGGCAATAGATCAGAAAAAAGGTGGTGGAACGAATTTTCGTCCATAGAGAGGTGAGTAATGGCATTAGATAAAAAGTTTCTAAAGTATAAACTTGAGAAAATTAAGAATGATAGAATTTTCAAAGACCAGGATTCAGAAACTAAAAAAAGAATCCGAAAAGAAAATTCTAAATTGGCACAAGAAGAAGCAGATGCTATTCATTCTTATTTAACTGGTGAAGATAATATAGATATATTTGATAATAAGTCTTATTTAGAAAATAGATTACCTGGAGGTCTGTATTTAACAAATAAAGGTCAATTAAATATAATACAGTCTCAAGATGATCCTAAAACTAAAAAATCTAAGTTACAGAGTATAATGAGAAAGTTTAGAAGTATACATAAGGCCAATTTAGATTTTAGTAAACAATTAAAAATATTTAGAAGAATTTTTGATAGTTTAAACATTACTTTTAATCGTAAAGAAATAAAATTAGATGGGAAGATACAGACAGGAGGATATCAATCAAAGGACGGAGATGAAGGAATTACTGATGAATTTCAAATTGCAGATGTAGATTTGGATAGTGATGGTAATATAATACCAACTTCATATAGAAGGGCATTATTAATTGTTAAAAATGGTTTAATAGTCGAAGTGAGGAGAATATAAATGGGAGCAAGAGAAAAAGATTTAAATCCAGATGTTTTCATTGGATTAAAACTTCCTATGGGATATTCAGATACAGGATATTTTAAACAAACTAAAACTACACTCCAACAGGCAAAATATAATATTATAAATTTGATAAAAACGATTCCTGGTGAAAGGTTGGGACAGCCAGCGTTTGGATCACAATTACATTCAATATTGTTTGAACCAATGAATGAAGATTTTGGGGATATGTTAGAAGATTCAATTAGAAGTTCACTTGAAAAATGGTTGCCATATATAAACATTAAAGATATAAAAATTACAATGCCAGATTATAATATTAATCGAGTTGATATAACGATAGATTTTGGATTATCATTTGAGCCTGATAGGTTCGGAACTGTTTCAGTAAGTTTTGATCAGTTTGAATCATCAATTAGAGAATAAGGGAGAAATTAAATGCCTCATGTACCTGGTCATAAAGACGTAAAATATTTAAATAAAGATTTTTCATCATTTAGAGATAGTTTAATAGAATTTGCAAAAACATATTTTCCAAATACATATAATGATTTTAATGAATCAGACCCAGGTATGATGTTTATTGAAATGGCATCATATGTTGGTGATAGTTTATCTTATTATATGGATGAACAATTTAAAGAAAGTATGTTAGCTTTTGCAGAAGAAAAGAAAACTATATATGAAATTGCACAAGGATATGGATATAAACCAAGACAGGCTTCACCTGCAAGTGTAACTCTTGATGTATTTCAAACTGTTCCTGCAGATGCCAATAACGTGGTAGATGAAAAAAGACAACCCAATGAAGATTATTGTCTTACAGTACCAGCAGGAATGCAAGCAACATCTACGAATGGAACAGTTTTTAGAACAACGGGGGATGTTATTTTTTGGGACTCAAGTTCATTGAGTCCAAGAGAAGAGGATATTTTTGAAGTTGATGATGAAGAACCTAGCAATATTACAAAATGGTTATTAAAGAAACAAGTAAAGGCAGTTAGTGGAACAATTACTACAGATTATATATCGTTTGGGGAAGCAGAAAAATATAAAAGAATTGTATTGAAAAACAGTCCAGTATTAGAAATAATTTCAGTAACGGATAGTGATGGAAATAGTTGGTATGAAGTTCCATTTTTAGCACAAGACACGGTATATGCAGATTTTCAAAATACTGAAAATAATTCTCCTGATTTGGTAGAAGGTAGAAATTTTGCACCATTTCTTTTAAAACTTGTAAAGACATCTAAACGATTTAAAACATATATAAGACCAGATGGAAAAACTGAAATGAGATTTGGTTCTGGAGTGGCGGCAGGATCAGATGAAGAAATTATTCCAAATCCATCAAGTGTTGGTTCTAATTTACCAGGAACACCAAGTTTCCTTGATACAGCATTTGATCCGGCAAATTTTTTAAATACGGACACTTATGGTCAATGTCCAACAAATACAACATTAACTATAAAATATTCTTATGGGGGTGGGATAGATGATAATATAGCATCTAATAGTATTAATAATATTACTTTACAAGCACCTGTATTTGATAATTCTTTGAGTTTAGATGATAATATAAAAACTATAACTTTGAATTCCACAGCAGTAACAAATCCAAATCCAGCAACTGGAGGTGGTGGAGCAGAAACACTTGAGGATGTTAGAGTGAATGCACTTGCATATTTTCAAGCACAAAGTCGGGCAGTAACTAAAGATGATTATATAACTCGTGTTTATTCGTTACCACCTAAATATGGTAATATAGCAAAAGTTTATATGATACAAGATGAACAGGTTGCGGCCGGAGGAGAAGAAGAAACTTCAAATCCATTGGCACTAAATATGTATATGCTTGGTTATGATAACACCGGAAAGTTAGTTAGAATAAATGAAGCAGTAAAAGAAAATATAAAAGTATATTTGAGCCAGTATAGAATGATGACTGATGCAGTTCAATTGAAAGATGCGTGGATATGTAATATTTCAGTTGATTTTGCTATTCTTACTAAAAAAGGATTTAATAAAAATGAAGTGTTATTGAGATGTATTGATAGATTAAAATTTTATTTTAGTATAAATAAGTGGCAAATAAATCAACCTATAATTTTGGCCGATGTGGCATCTGAAATAGTTTCAGTTGAGGGAGTAGCTACCGTAGTTAATCCACCCAATCAAAATCCTAATGAAGAACAACGGTTAGTTGTAATTAAAAATAAAAGTGGATCTGCAGACGGTTATTCTGATAATTTATATAATATTGCAGCTGCAATATTTAATGGTGTAGTTTATCCAGCAGTAGATCCTACAATATTTGAAGTTAAATACCTCGATACTGATATTCAGGGTAGGGTGATGGGAGATATCTAATGCATTATTTTGAATACGCAACAAAAGATACAACATTATATGAATCAAGTGCAAGTATGAATACTGGACTTGATGAAATTCTTGAGATTAGAAAAGATATGAACGCAGACGGTTCAGTAGTAAATGTTTCTCGTGCATTAATTAAATTTGATTTGACTTATATTTCTAAATCAGTAGCATCTAATTTAATTACATCAGGATCAAAAACAAAATTTTATTTAAATTTATATGATGCAAGTTCAAGAGAATTAAATGTAACACAAACTTTATATGGATATCCTGTTAGTCAGTCTTGGGACATGGGTTCTGGTCGAGCACACTCTAATCCAATAATTGAAGATGGGGCAAGTTGGAAGTTTAAAGATAATAATGATACGGCAACTCCTTGGTTTGGAAGTTATACCGCGTTACAAGGCAATACTTATGCAGATGGAACTTTAACAATTAATGAAGGTGATTATAATAATCAAGAAGTTACTATTGGTGGAGTTGATTTTACATTTGTGGCACCGACAGCAGGTATACTTAATAACAGTTCCACTCAAATATTTGTAGCCTCTGGATCAACAACTGGAAGTTCTGTTAATAATTTACGAAGTACTATTAATAATACTGCAAGTGCTTCTTTACACGGATTACCAATTTCTGCTAGCGTAGTTGGTAGTGACCCAGATTATTTAATATTATCTGGAAGTTCTGCAGGAACTAATTCTAATTTAACTGCAGACTCATCTTCAGGATTATTTGTATTTGATGGAAGTAGTGAATATGCCGTAGAAGGTGGAACAGATTCTACAACAACATTATCTGGTGGTGGTGGAACTTGGTATAGTGGAAGTGGATATGAAGCCTCTCAATCTTTCACCCATGAACCATCAGATTTAAGAATGGACGTAACTGATATTGTATGGAAGTGGTTACATAGTACAGTTCCAAATGAAGGATTTATGATAAAGAGAAGTGGTAGTATGGAGTATTCTACCACTGAAGATGAAGGAAGTACTACACATTATGGACATTTTTTATATTTTGGTAGAGATACACATACAGTTTATCAACCAAAATTAGAAGTAGTTTGGGATGATTCTAAATGGACGACTG